GGTGTCAGCTATAAATACGCACGTGGATCGCTATCACGCGGGGTGGATGCACCACCATTGGTAAATAATCGGAAGTTCCCACGTCCCGATACAGGTTTCCTGCAGTCAGACAAACGTTCCTCATGCCGGTCAAAACAGAGAATGTACAAAAGGCACTGGGCACGGACCCAGATTTAGACGCCATTGAGTGTCTTACTCACCAACCCTGCCGATGTGGGCGGACCATCTCATAGGTCGCCGAGGCAGGTGGAGCAGATTTCTGCTCCAATTGGTGCATTCCACGTAACTTGGAATGTTCGATTATCGCATTGATGGGGGTGATCGAAGTCAAATCAAGGCCATCTGCACCCGGTGCCATGATGATATAATAATCACAACTGGCAGGGCTGGTGACCAATGTCAGGTCTAACTCGAAACTGGGTCGCGCTGCAGTCGCCTCACGGACGACAAGTAAATTCGCTGAGTTGGTGTCCTCAGAATACAGCAACCATAGCGAGTCTTGATTCACCCCCCAACCACTTGCTGCTGGTAGGTTGTTGGTGGGGTTGGCAACATTTATAGACGTGATGTCGGATGAGGAAGCGACCGTGAAAAAGCAATTGATCATTATACGGTCTCCTGCAACCATATTCGGGAAAGTGATCAGGGAATTGACCCCCAGGGATCCCTCAGAAAAGAATGCTGTTAAGCGACCACCACGCTGCCCGTCTGCTCCCCATGGCAACGCCCGGGTCGGGTTGGTGCCGGAAATTCGCAGGTAGTCTTGGTTCACTTGAGTGAGGCGGTTGGGAATGCGGGCCTTAAGTAATTCAACGTCATAACAAACGTGCAATAGCCCGACCTGGTTGCTGTCTGCTGGCATCCCCTCCGTAATAACACTGATCCTCGCCATATCATACAAGCGGGCATCGACATTCACCTCAGTATCCTCATTCCGCACATACAGCACGCTCGTAGGTGTTTCATCGCGGCGACACTCTATCGGGTGTATCAAATGTTTGCTGGGCACCGTCACCGATGCAAACTCCGAATTGAGTGCGTGATTGAGGTTGTGAAATGACTCATCCAGAACATTGTATTGAGTGGCCACAGCCACTGACCCCAACGCGGGGTTCGTGCCACTAACGGCAACCCCGGATGTGGGTGTGTAAACCACTACCATGCCCTTTATGCGGTACTCACTATAATAGATGCAGATGCCAGCGAGATGCGGAAACATATCCGGATTGTTGGGGTTCAGTAGGTATTCAGTCGCGGCGAAATCAATCGAGCCGAGAACTGGCCCAACATATTCTCTCGCTCGCTGCCGAATGCGGGTACTGCCCGAGTGCATGACGGGGAGATTTCCGGAATCGAGTGAGTTCATGAGGGTGTTTTCAGACACCTTGTACTCACCCACTCCCACCAACTTAGCTGCGTATTCTGCGGCATTCGCACCGAGACTCGCGCCAACGGGGCCGGCCAGACGCTGCCCGATCGCCCCTCCGACGCCCCTAGCAATCCGTCGGTTGCGTTTCTTTTTCCCCATCTCCTGACGTAGGACCTGCTCCAGTCTCCGAGCCACCGAGCCTTTCTTTTTCCCACGCCGCCTGCGTCCCCTTGCGCACGGCTGAAAACCCCGCATAAGAGCCACCCGGTTATAAGTGGAATGCATTCCCACACCCAACTCGAGACTGTACCACGATGCTAATGTAAACATCTGGTGTAGTAACTCGTGGTCAGTGGTGCCGAACCGGTGGTCCTCGTCGCGCCCAAATCTCCGGGCGTTCTGGAGTGCTTCGCCGATAGTCCGGGCCCCCCGCAGTTTCTGCAATTCCTCTTGCCGTGGAATGATCCGGGTGATGGAGTCGTACAAATCAACACCAGCAATCTCGTGTGCTGTTTGGGTGGTGATTGGTTTGTCGGTATCAACGACAAAACCTTGTTTAAACACCTCTCCCTCTAGCTTCATCGGGAAGCTGTCAATATTGATGCAGCAGTCGATCCAATCCTCCATCTCAAACAGGACACCCACATCTATGCCATATATGCGTGAGAACTGCTCATACGTGTCGAGTGATGGCGTGAGGGACACCCCGCCCTGAACTCTGTAAGGGTTCCGGTGCCGATTATCATGGTAAGCCTTGATGCCCTGCGCGTCACCTGAATCGGCAATAGCACGGAGTATGGCTCCCAAGATTGGGATGTGACCAGCAGTGGACAGCAAACTTTTGGCGGTTCCCAAGAGAAGCCGTTTGTGTATCTTCTTGGGGTGGTTGTAGTAATTCACACCCATCTTCGCCAAGGTGCGGAAAGGTTTATTACCCCAGCGGTAGCGGCCATCAACCTGCCAAAACCTCCCTGAGCAGAAGTCAAGCTCCTCCATACGTGACACAGTCACAATTTCACACTTCATGCCAATCGCCGCATACCGAGCAGTGACGTCGGGAACCGGTAGGGCACTATCCATGCCATAGAAATTGTCATCACCTAAACAAGTAAAGGTGAACGGTTGATGCGTGAAGTCCTCGAACGGCATGTCGGGAAATGTGATTTTGTTGGTCCACATGGTAATTATGGCGTTGATGAGACTATTGAAGGATGAAGTCCACAAATCTCCTGACGCGCGGCCATATCTGGTGCGAACCCGCAACTGCTTGTCGCAAGCCACGAAGTTCTTTCCATGCAGGAGAGTGCGACACTGTTCAAGTTTGCCAGTCTCCCACCCCTTCACTCGCGTGGTGAGGTAATAGTCCTCAATAGAATTCACGCATATGGGAAGGGAGCCGTCCCAGTTGCTGGCGTCTGAAAACCGGGTGACCGGCATATCATTGGCCATGCGTCCACGTATTCCGACCTGATCTGGCGTCATGCCCGAGACGTAGCAAAACAAAGGGTTGCTGACGGACCACAAACGCTTAAGACAGTCACCCACATGCCCAATCTCAGGACCCAAATGTGCTACCACAACTTCGGGCCGCGGGCAAATCACGCGGGGTTTCATCTTCGCCAGTTCCTTGAAGTAAACCTCAGGTTTCGTGAATGGGCGGATGGTCTGCAACTGCTTGTGGGATGGCGCAGGGCCCGAACGCATGGCAACCATCCGCTTGGCCTTCTTCGTGCCGTAGGTTGCTTTGAATCGTTCGAACGGGTCCTTCATCTCGGAAAGGTAGACATCAGGCATGCGGTCGATGAACATGCGTGCAAACCTGCCGAGGCTTTGTTCGCTTTGAGGATCAACCTTACGCTCCTGGAGGTACCGTATACGGAAAGCTGCCTCCATGTTCATGTCACCTCCTGGCCCCTTGGTTTCCGGGGTGCACACTGCCGCACCTGGTATGTACGTTCCGTACACATCATAGGTGGACGTAGGTGGGTCAACCGTGCGTGGGACGGTGGAACTGATGCTGCCGAACTGGTAGACCTGCGTGTCTAACCGCTCGGGTCTGACCACAGTTTTACGCAAAACAACGTCAGCAGCGCAAGGCACCATCCCTGGCTGGGTTGGTTGAGCTATCTGCGCGCACGTCTGCGCCCTGCACACCCTCAGGGTCTCATAATTAAAGACACCCCTAAGTGCGCCATATGCAGCAAAACTGTAGGCGAAAAGACGGGCTGCAACTGCAGCGGCACGTAGGAACCGATACCCTGGCATGAAATTCAGGGCGTGGTTGATGGCGACTCCTAGACCAGCAGCCGTGACAGGATCAATGACCTGCCGCGCGTAGCGAATGAATGTGTGGAAAGCAACTCTGCGTCTAAATGACGCCTCATCATGGCCTTCCGAATACGCGGTGCGACGAGCAGATGCCAATATGCGCCTTTCGAAATTTCGCGCAAACTCGTCCATGTAGCCCCTCTCCCAGGCATCATACTCCGGGCTCGCCATGAACCCTTCGATATCGCGGTCAAGCGCCGCATAGCGTTGGAAGTGGGTGACATATGCCCCCTTAATACGTCTCCGCATGTCCACACGAGATGTGCCTTTCCGGTAATCCAGATGGGCAATCACCCCAGTGAAACAAACCCGAATTCGACCGACATCATCTAAATGGTCCATATTTCGGAATGCGAAGGGAGCTGCACGTGCGCCACGTACCAAGACACCACAGGTCGAAAACCGGGTGCCGTTAATAGTGACACCGTCCCACATCGGATAGGTGCCCTGGTACAACTGCTTGCCATGGCCAAAGTCAAATGTTCCCAAGATGAAAACATGACCCCTGCCCACACGGTGGTAAGTGACGTCGCGATGAACACCTGATTCAAGGGCTACGCATGACACTAACAGTGGCAAAATCGGGCGGGGGGCATTTGGTGGCGCTGGCGGCGCATTTGGTGGCGGAATGGGGGGTTGTCCCATGCTTGGTGGTGGGCCAGCATTAACTGCTGGCTGCAAACGGTTGACAATAACCCTAATATTCCGCCCACGAATTCTCTGAGCATTTTTGCCCCTGCGGGCTCTGGAGGCTTGGTCTCCAGCGCACGGTGCCATGCCGCGATATTGCGGTTTGATAATGGTTGTGTTCCATGGCACTAGTGCTTTGGCGGTAAACTCAATGGCAAAAGATGCCATACTGAAATAACTGGAGAAGCCAGTTAGAGTGTCGCGGTGGTTCAGTAGTTGGTGGTCGTTGGAGCGACCGGTTGGTATATATGAAGTAGAAGTATTTTTCGTAACAATGATATACTATCAGCAACAGGGACGTTAACCCGCGCCCCCCGCTAGTAATGGCAGCGGTTGAGGGGCCAGCTGAAGCGTCTTCCACCCAATGACCGTTGTAAGAACAGCCGTCCCTACCGACGCCCTGGCACAACCAACCAATAGACCATGGTGGTTGCGCGGGGGCCTTCTCACACACACGCCAAATTGCGGCTCACATTCCCCTGAGTCCCCCCATATCCCTTAAACGCAAGCGCGGGCAGGGGTAGGCCATACCATTCTCGCCAGTAATTCCAACCACGGAGCTTTCCAAACTGCGTGTCGCATTTTCCTGTCATATGAATGATTGTTAAGGCCTCCCCACTAGAGGTTATCAGAGAGTTCAACGCCGCTACCATATGTGGAGATAGGTAGGTCCAAACTGCTCAGACGGCAATGGGCTCGGTCCAAGACGAATATTTAAATGGGACCGGGCAAGTCGTTCTGCACACCTAAGGCTAGGGCCGAAGCCCTCACCCCCCGCCTGGCCGGAAGAGTGTGCATAGTCGAAGTAACTTGGAAAAGTCCATACCAG